TCACCAACCCCGACAACGGCACCATCTACTGGATCGAAGCGGCGCACGCTGCCAAACTCCATGGGTTGTGGGATGACTTCCGCACCGACTACGGCACCACCGCTTCGTTCGGCGGGGTCGATGCTGGTGAGTTTCTGGTGTGGTTGGGGTATTGACCCCCTGCCCCTGACCCTGTAGAATTCCCTCAGTTCACACCCGAACCCCATGCGCCTCTCCCCCGCCTCCCGCCTCTCCACCCGTGAACTGGTATGGGTTGCGTACCGCAACGACGGCAGCAACTTCAATGCCATCTCCGCCCCTACGGGTTACCCCGCCACAATCTGGGCAGCACAGTTCGCTGAGGTTCACGCCTCCGACGTGCTGACCCCCGACCTGGGGTGAGGGGTTCGCCCCCTTCCCCGTGCTATCATTCTCTCAGTTCACACCCCCCCCCCCCCCTCATCATGGCAAAGGCAATCGGCACTGTTCGCTCCACCGACAGCAACGCTAAGGGTCAGGCGATCCGCTGCAGCAGCGGCGGCGGCATGACGTTCACCCGTGCCCGTGGGTTGGGCGCCTCCATGGTTGCCGACCTTGACGCTGCCATCCGCATCGCTAAGGCACAGCACCGCGCCGACCGCATCGCTGCCGCCCGCGATCGACTGGCAGAGCGCGTGGGGCACTCTCACCTGGCAGTGCGCTTCTGAGGTATGCTGAGGGGGCGCATATGCCCCCTCTATTCGTTCGTGTTTTTGGCAGTTAATTATGCGTGATTTGTTATAACGGGCGCGGCCGCGTTTATAAAAGCAATGGATCCCCTAATCTATAAAGTGTTACCCAAGAGAGACTTTTATAACACTCATATAAAAAAAAATTTCGCTATATAAAAAAAGAAAATAAACTTTATTATAATGAAGAAAAAATCCGACACAGAAATTTGCTCCGTAGAAGTCGATACGATCACTGGTCACTATTATGTTGCGATACCAGAGTGGATGATGAATGAGTTATCCTGGTATGAAGACACAAGTATCTCAATTAAAATCGAAGGAAATGAGATTATCTTGAGAGAACATGAGATCAACTGAGACGAAAAAAAAATATGAAATATATCTGAAGGATGCCTGCATTTACGAAGATCTTTCTGAGAATGAGTTTCATGAAACCTGGAAGATGATTCATAATTTCATCGATGCCTCAGGCGCAGTTAATAAAGAGGATGTAAGTTACAAAGAGGTGTAATTGACAAACTCTATATAATACTGTATGATACTGAAGTAAAAACTTTAATTTTATGGCTAAAGGATTCACCGTAAAAGCAAAAACTCCCATGCCTTCAAAGACGCCAACTGAAGAATGGGATTATGAATTAGCAAAAGAGATGATCAAGGGTAAGAGCATTGTGTTCTGCTTACCTGGAAGAAACGTTTCATATACATTTTTAAAAGCATTTGTACAACTTTGCTTTGACTTGGTGCAGGCTGGCGCCAGCATCCAAATTTCGCAAGATTATTCAAGCATGGTAAATTTTGCGCGTTGTAAATGTCTTGGCGCAAATGTACTCAGAGGTCCTGATCAATTACCTTGGGATGGTAAATTGAATTATGATTGGCAACTCTGGATCGATTCAGATATCGTCTTCGATACTGCCAAGTTTATGCAATTGGTTTTGATGGACAAAGATATTGCAGCAGGTTGGTATTGCACCGAAGATGGCATGACGACCTCAGTTGCTCATTGGTTAGAAGAGGACGACTTCCGTAACAATGGTGGTGTCATGAATCATGAGACCTTAGAAACCATGAGCAAGCGTAAGAAGCCCTTCACGGTCGATTATACTGGTTTTGGATGGCTCCTTATTAAACATGGAGTCTTTGAAAATCCTGGTATGAAGTATCCCTGGTTCGCGCCCAAGATGCAAGTCTTTGAATCGGGAGAAGTTCAGGATATGTGTGGAGAAGATGTAAGCTTCTGTTTGGATGCAATCGAAGCGGGATTTGAAATTTGGTGCGACCCTCGTATTAGAGTTGGTCACGAAAAGACAAGAGTAATTTGATGACTAACAGTACAGTACAAATTACCAAGTATAATATTCTATGTAAGGGTAAAAAAATTCACAGTGCTCTTACAGAAGAAGAATACTTGGAAGTTATAGGAGATCTTGCTCTGGAATATTATCAGACTGGATCTCCTCTTCCTGAAGATATTACCACAGAAATTATTGGAGAATTGAGCAATGGCACGATCTAAGGCAAACAGCAGCAGCGGAAAAATTTCTTATGTTCCTGGTCCTCCGAAAAAAACTCGTCAAGGACAAGGTAGTGGCACTAAGTACGCTGCATCGTCTCGCAATGGGGCTCGTAAAAAGTATAGAGGTCAGGGAAACTAACCATGTACATTCTGGATAGTAATGAAGAATGGAATTCAATACATCCAGAAGATTTACTTTTTTATAATAAATTATTTTTAAGTCGGGTTTTGGGGTATACATGTGGTCCAGTTGGAACCAATGTACCCAAACCCGACTTTTATATTGTACGTCCTTCTATTAATCTGCTCGGGATGAGCCGTTTTGCTCGTCTTGAATGGGTTGAAAATACAACAGATCATTTTCACCCATCAGAATTTTGGTGTGAAGTATTTGATGGGGAACATCTAAGTGTAGATTTTCAACATCAAGAAGCAAAATTAGTAGTTTTAGGAGAAAGACATAAAAATGATCCTCTATATAAGTGGAAAAAGTGGTCTAAGATTAATAAAATTGTCGAATTTCCCGAAATATTAAAAAAATTAAAGGGTAATTATGAATGGATTAACTGTGAATTCGTTGGAAATCGCCTCATAGAGGTTCATTTTCGTCAAAATCCAGATTTTAGATATGGTAATTCAGTTGCCATACCAGTTTGGAAAGAAGAAAAGGTAAAAATTTCCGAAGAATACTCTTGGATTTCCGATCCTGATTACTTAAGATCTGGTTTTTTCATCAAATAAATATTTTTTTGATAAAATTAACAAGGAATTACGAAATTGGAACAGTTTTCCATGGGAAAGCACCTACTATTAGAGGTGTATGATATAAATTTTGATCTTCTAAACAATAAACATACCCTTTTAGAAGCAATGGAAAGAGGTATTTTGAATGCAGGAATGCATATTTTAAATATTTTTTCACATTCCTTTGATCCTTATGGTGTTACAATCGTAATTGCACTTGCAGAAAGTCATGTTTCGTGCCATACTTGGCCAGAAAAAGGATCTATTGCAATTGATGCTTACACTTGTGGAGGTGGAGATCCTAATCTTATAGTAAAAGAAATACTTTTATACTTAAATTCAACAAATTTTTCATTAAGAGAATTATCTCGTTAAATAGATGTGAAGGAGATAGCAACCTCCTATAAAAAAGTTCTGTTTTGTCTAAAACAGGAGAAAAAAATGTTGTTTGAAAATCCAAATCAACCAAAGCAAAGAGTGCTTCAAGAAGTTGTATACGATAAAGCTCCCACTCACAACTTCAAAAAACAAGTTGAATTGCATGAAAAAATTCGCAATGATGAAGATTATGATGATTGGGATTATGGAACTGAGCCAGTATATGGTTCATCCTGGAAGTAAATATAAATAAAGCAAGAATACACTTGTCCTAATGGCAATTCAAAGGATATCGAGGGCGTTTAAAGATATTAGTTTATCTTTTACCCCTCATCCTATTACGAATGATTTGCAAATTCTTAAAAATGAAAATGCGATTCGTAGATCTATTAGAAATTTAGTAGAAACTATTCCTACAGAAAGATTTTTTAATCCTAATTTAGGATGTTTTGTAGTAGGAAGTCTTTTTGATTTTGTCGATTTTGGTACTGCCTCTATTGTGGCAAAACAAATTGAAAATACAATAAAAAACTATGAACCGAGAGTAAATAATTTGCAGGTTTTTGTGAATCCAAATCCAGATGAAAATAGTTTTGAAGTGACGGTTTATTATGATATTATAGGGCAAGAATTTCCATCTCAAGAATACACATTTTTACTAGAGGCAACAAGATAAAATGCCTTTCACGAAATTTACGGATTTAGATTTTGATCAAATAAAAACATCCATCAAAGATTATCTTCGTGCAAATTCTAATTTCACGGATTTTGATTTTGAAGGATCTAATTTTTCAATATTATTAGATACGTTAGCATATAATACTTATATAACTGCGTTCAATGCCAATATGGCAGTGAATGAGTCATTTTTAGATTCAGCAACTCTTAGAGAAAATGTAGTATCTCTTGCAAGAACGATAGGATATGTTCCACGTTCAAGATCTGCGGCAAAAGCAGAAGTCATTATTACAGTTCCAACAGAAACTTCATCACCGACACTAACATTAAATTCTGGAGTTATATGCACTGGAATCTCTGAAGAAGATTCTTATGTTTTTTCTATTCCAGAAAGTATAACAACTACGGTAATACAATCAAATAGTTCGGAAGATCCAAGCATAGCTACATTTGGATCTATTGATAAGCCAGTTACGATTTATGAAGGTATTTTGATTAAAAAAGAATTTGTAGTTGATACCTCAGTAAATCAAAGATTTATTTTAGATAATTCTTTCGTGGATACATCTACAATCGTAGTAAAAGTTAAGAGTATCAATGAAGTTGGTCAAGGAGTAGAATATTTTAGAATTGATAATATATTAAATTTAACAGGAGAATCTAAGTCATATTTGATTCAAGAGATAAAAGACGAAAAATATGAGATAGTTTTCGGTGATGGATTCTTTGGTAAGAAATTAGAAAATAATTCTATTATAACTGTCACTTACATAGTGACTAACGGTAAAGAAGGTAATGGTTCGTCAAGATTTTCATTTACTGGATCACTTTTAACTTCATCTGGGGGAGATTCTATTCCGTCTGATGTTGTTAATATTACTACTTTACAACAAGCTTCCAATGGTGGGGAAATAGAGTCAATTGATTCTGTTAAGTATTTTGCTCCTAGAGTTTATTCATCACAATATAGAGCAGTTACTAGTAGAGATTATGAAGCAATTATTCAGTACATTTACCCAAATACTGAATCAGTTTCCGTTGTTGGTGGAGAAGAATTAATACCTCCCCAATATGGTAAAGTTGTTATAAGCATTAAACCTAAAAACGGAACTTTAATCTCCGATTTTGATAAGAAAAATATATTATCCAAATTAAAAAATTATTCTTTGACTGGGATAAATCAAGAAATTGTAGACCTTAAGATACTTCATGTTGAAATTGATTCTTCAGTTTATTACAATACCAGTCAAGTTTCAACTGCAGAAGACTTAAAAACTCGTATTGTAAATTCTTTAAATCTTTATGCTTCATCTGTTAATTTGAATACCTTTGGTGGTAGATTTAAATATAGTAAGTTGTTACAAATTGTAGACAGTGTTGATACTGCAATTACATCTAATATAACTAAGGTTATTATTCGGAGAGATTTAACCGCATCATTAAATAGATTCGCCCAATATGAATTATGCTTTGGTAATAAATTCCATATCAATTCTAAAGGATTAAATATTAAAAGTACAGGATTTACTATTTCTGGTATTTCAGATACTGTATATCTTACAGATATTCCAAATAAGGATGCTAATGGAAATCTAGATGGTAGTAATAAAGGTGTAATATCAATTGTCAAAGAAACTAACGAAGTTGGAAATTATACTGTTGTAATTAAATCTGCCGGCACTGTAGATTACAGTAAGGGTGAAATAATTTTAAATACTATTAATATAATCTCAACAGAAATAGCAAACGGAATTGTAGAAATACAAGCATATCCAGAGTCTAATGATGTCATTGGACTTAAAGATCTTTATCTGAGTTTTTCAGTTGATAAGAGTGCAATAAATATGGTAAGAGATGTAATATCTTCCGGAGATGATATTTCTGGTTCTACTTTCGTGAGAGATTACTATACTTCTAGTTATTCAAATGGGAATTTAGTAAGAAAGAGGATATAAAAAATGTTAGAAAATACTTTTAATGAAAGAATAAAAATTCAAGACATTGTTAATAGTCAAGTACCTCAATTTATTCTATATGAAAATCCAAAATTTTTAGATTTTCTAAAACAGTATTACATCTCTCAAGAATATCCAGGTGGTCCTGTTGATATTCTTGATAATTTAGATATTTACTTAAAATTAGATAATTTAATACCTGAAATTTTTGCAGATGATATTTTTATTACAAGTAGTATAACTTCAACTGACACTACTATTCAGGTAACATCTACTAAAGGATTTCCGAATAAGTATGGGTTACTTAAGATAGATGATGAAATTATAACATATACTGAAACAACACCAAATTCTTTTCTTGGATGTGTAAGAGGATTTAGTGGCATAACAAATTTTCATAAAACTAATGAACCCGATGAGTTAGTATTTTCTACCTCTAGCAGTGCTTCTCATGCACAGAATTCAAAAATAACGAACTTAAGTTCGTTATTTTTAAAAGAATTTTTTACTAAAGTAAAATATCTTTTAACTCCAGGATTAGAAAATATTGATTTTTCTACAGAAATTAATGTATCTAATTTTATAAAGCTGGCTAGATCTTTCTTCCAATCTAAAGGTACTGAAGAATCATTTAAAATATTATTTAAAGTTTTATATGGTGAAAACATTCGAGTAGTAGATTTAGAAAATTATCTATTAAAACCATCATCTGCAGAATTTTTGAGAAGAGATATTGTTGTAGTTGAGGCTTTGTATGGAAATCCTTTAAAAATAGTTGGACAATCCATTAGAAAATTTTCAGATCCAAATACATTAGCATACGTATCGGAAGTTGAATTAATTAAGAGAGGGCAAAAATATTATTATAAATTGTCTTTATTTGTAGGATATACTATAGAGCAAGTAACGACTGGTATATTCAGTATTCAACCAAAAACCAAAGTAACTGAAAAGACATTACCTGGAAGTAATGTAATCTCTGTAGATAGCACGATAGGATTTCCCAAGAGTGGAACTTTAATTAGTGGCAATAATGTCATCCAATATGGCAAGAAAACTATAAATCAATTTATTAATTGTTCAAATATAACTGAACAAATAAATCCAGCAGATGATATTCTTATTAATGATTATATAATTTCATACGAAAACGGAGACACTTCTAAAGAAATTAGAATGAGAATTACTGGAGTTATTTCTGGTATTGAAAAAAATAATGAAATATATGGTCTAACTGAAAATGATTATATTAGAGTAAAAAGTATTGGAGAAGTTATAAGAAATAAGAACGCAACTACCAAGCAAATATTTGCAAATAGTTGGGTTTACAATACTAGTTCAAGATATCAAATTAAATCAATAGCGGGTTCAACTGCAATATTAAAAAGTGAAATTGACAAATCTAGTCTTAAAGTTGGTGATGAAATTGAAATTTTGATTAGAGGAACTCAAACAGTTGTCACTTCTCCAATAAACATAGCAATAATATCATCTATAACACTGACTACTAGTGAGATAAGTTTTAATAATTTAACAGATTTGAATGGAAATCCATTCAATCCATCAGATCCAAATAGCATTTACTATAATAGAGATTTTGATCTTAGAAGAAAATTAAGAAAATCTAGTAGTCTAAATGTCCCATTGGATATTGGCAATAATAAAATATTGTCTAATATTTTGAACGTGTATAATGAATATGATAGTAACTATTATGTTGCTTCTAATGGTTTACCATCTTATTTGATAACTAAGCAAATAACTAAAAAAACTATTGATAATGCTTCAGAAAGCGTACTGGAAGATTTTAATGAAACTACAAAAAAATATGCCTCTATAGTATTATTAAATCATCCATTCCAGACGGGAGATTCTGTAATTTATCAATGTTCAAATAAGAACATCCCAGAATTAAATCCAGAAGAAAACTATTATGTCAGCGTAGTTTCCCCTAATTCTATTAGATTATATGAATCTAGATCTTTTATTGGTTCAATTAATTATATAGAATTAACACCTTTATCCAGTGATGATGGATCTCATAGTTTTACATTAGAAGAACATGTTTCTAATACTATAAGTCCTCAGAGTATTTTTAGAAAATTTCCATCCGAAAGAAATTTCTCTTTAGGTAATTTTTATCCAACAAAATTAGTTAAAAATCTTGGTCTATTGTCAAATGGAGTTGAAATAATAAACTCTAGATATGGGGATAAGATTTATTATGGTCCAATAGAACGGATAGACATTTTAAATGGTGGTAATGATTATGATGTATTAAATCCACCAAAATTGGAAGTTTCAAAACCTTCTATTGGAACTACTTGTTTAGTACAACCTATTTTGAGTGGGGAAATTAAAGAAATTATTATTGATCCCATAGACTTTGACATAACTTCAGTTTTATCTGTAAAAATTTCCGGTGGTAATGGAAAAAATTGTAATGTTGAAACATTTTTAGGAAATAAATTTAGAGAAGTTGAATTTGATGGACGTAAAATTGGTGATGGTGGAGGAATTGATGTTATCAATGAAACTATAACATTTTTAACAGAGCATAAATTTTCAAATGGACAAGAGATAATTTACAATTCTGAAGGTAATGATGTAGGAATTGGAATTTTTGGAGGATCAAATCTAAATCAAGATAGAAATCTTGTAGATGGAGCATCTTATTATGCAAAAATATTGAATAGTAAAACCATTCAACTACATGAATCTTTATCGGATTATTCTGCCGGCATTAATACGGTTGGATTTACTACTGTAAATCTTTTTGGAATTCATAGATTTAGAACACTTAAACAAAAAACGATATCGTCTGTAAAAGTAATTGATCCTGGTATCGGATATGAAAATAGAAAATTATTTGTTAAACCCTCAGGAATATCCTTAGAAAAGGATAGTATTTATTTCCCCAATCATGGATTTTCTAATAAAGAAATAGTAGAGTATTCTCCTACTGATGTAGGTGTAGTTGGCATATTAACTACAAAGCAATATTATGTCGTAAAAATAGATGAAGATAATTTTAGATTATGTGATGCAGGTTCTATAGGATCTGATCCAGATGACTCGGATTATAATAGAAAAAAATACATTACATTTTCTAATATTGGTTCCGGATATCATGTATTTAAATATCCAGATATAAAGGTGGATGTTGTAGTTTCATATGGTAGTACTTTTGTTGGTTTAGTAACAGCAACTCCAGTAGTTAAAGGTAAATTTATTGGTGCTTATGTATATGAAAGTGGTACTGGATATGGTTCAACAATAGTTAATTTAGAAAGAAAACCAAAATTAACTTTCAGAACTGGTAAAAATGGTGCGGTAAGACCTGTTGTTGTAAATGGAAAAATTTCAAGAGTAGAAATCGAATCTGCAGGAACAGATTATTACAGTACTCCAGAATTACAGGTAATTGGTGATGGATATGGTGCAAAGTTAAGAGCTGTTGTTTTAAATAAAAAATTATCTAGGGTCATTGTTGTTAATACTGGAGAGGGATATAGAAAAGAAAATACTAGGGTTAAAGTCGTTTCTTCTGGTAATGGCGTCATATTAGATCCTAAAATTAGAAGTCTAAGTATAGACAGTAGATCTAAATATGGAAATGAAATATTAGTAAAAACTACTAATAATTTACAATATGGATTAACTTGCTATGATCCATCAATAGCAATAGCAGAATTTAAAGACAATGGATCATCACATTCTCCAATAATAGGGTGGGCGTATGATGGAAATCCAATATATGGTTCATATGGATATTCTGATCCGGAAGATAATACTTCAGACTTAAAACTTTTAAATTCTAGTTATAGTTCAAATTTAAGTAATATTCCGGATAGACCGCCAGGATTTACTGTTGGATTTTTTGTTGAGGATTATAAATTTACCAATAGTGGAGATCTAGACATATACAATGGGAGATGGTGTAAAACTCCTGAGTTTCCTAATGGAACTTACGCCTATTTTGCAACATCAAATATTCCAGCTAATACAGTACAGTATCCTTATTTTATAGGAGATTATTTTAGATCTCCGTATATTGAAGAAAATTCTTATTTGGATCAAGAATTTAATTTTAAAGAAAAGGGACTAATTAGGAATACTTTCCCATATAAAATTAATGATCGATTCTCTGATAATGATTTTATTATTGAATCCAATGAAGTTATAAGTCAAAAACTAAATATAGATTCAGTAACGTCTGGATCAGTTGAATCTTTTACAATTGTTGAGCCTGGAACAAATTATAAAGTTGGCGATAAACTCTTAATAGATAATCCTGAAGAGGGAGAAGGATTTAGTGCTGATGTTTCTTATGTGGAAGGTAAGCAAATAAATTCCATTGATACAGAAGTAGAGTTATATGATGACTTTAAATTTGTTTGGGAAAATAAATCTCAAATATCTGCATATATTTCAACATATCATAGTTTAGCTAATAATGATATTGTTAATATAAGTGGAGTCTCTACCTATATTAAAAACCTACAAAAAAATCATAGAGTAATAGTTAGTGATGATAAATTTATTCTTATTTCTGATTTAAATCCTTCAGGGGACGTGGAAGACATTTATGTTTCTAATATACCCAATACTATTAGACCAGATTCTATTTTAAATATTGAAAATGAAGAGTTAAAAGTTCTGAACATTTTTTCTGAAAAGAATATTTTAAGAGTTAAGCGAGGAGATGTTGGTTCATATCACTCAACATCAACAGAAATTTATCCAAAACCAAATAAATTTATTGTTGATTTAAAAACTGATTACTTTAATTCAAACATACAGAGTAAAATATATTTTAATCCAGCTTTATCAGTTGGTATAGGGACTACTAGTGGATTATCTCTTTCATTTACTTCGCAAGTAGGTGAAGAACCCATATCTTATGAAACTCAAACTCAAACAATATATTTACCGAATCATCCATTTAAAACTGGTCAAGAACTAAAATTAACAAAACCGTCATCTACATCTACATTACTAATTTCAAATACTCCAGAAGAGTCTCCATTTAATCTTCCAGGATCTACAAATTCTCAAATTGTTTATGTTATTAATAAATCTCAAAATTCAATAGGAATTGTAACGTTAAAATCTCAGGTATATACCACCAATGGAGTATATTTTTCTAGTTTTGGATCTGATGATTATGAATATTCATTAGAGACGACTCTTAATCAAGTTACGGGTAAGGTAGAGAAGAATAAAACTTTAGTTTCACTTTCAACTGCACACTTTTTAAAATCTGGAGATACTATAAAATTAAGCGTTACTCCAAATTTAACAGTTGGATTTGGAAATTCTTCAACTGTAAAAGTTGTGTATAATTCTCAGATCAAAAATATAGTTATTAATCCACAATATTTTGCAAATTCAAATGTTAGTGTATTAAATGATACTATATCTTTAACTGATCATAGATTAAATACCGGCGATAAAATTTTGTATGGAATGATATCTGGTGGAGTTGTTGGTGGATTATTAAATAATACTTCATATTTTGTGTATAAAGTAGATAAAAATACTATAAAATTAGGTGAGACTTATTTTGATGTTATAAAAGATAATCCAAATACAATAAACTTAACTTCTACTGGTGGATCAGTTCATTATGTTGCTTTGATAAATCCAGAGATAAAGGTTTGCAGAAACAATAATGTAATTTTTGATGTAAGTCATTCCTCACTGTCGCCATACAAATTTAAAATTTATTATGATAAAGATTTAAATAATGAATTTATATCTGCTGAAAGTAGCACGGATTTTAATATATCTGGATTTGGTACTGTAGGAGTTAGTACAAATGCAACGGTAACTTTAAATTATTCGGAAAATATTCCAGAATTTTTATATTACTCACTAGAAAAAGATGGAGAACCTGTACCTTCGGATACAGAAATTAAATATTTTTCTAGAATTTCTTTTGTGAATAGTGCGTATAATGGAGAATATTTTGTTTCAGGAATTCAAACTAATTCATTTGTTATTAACGTAAAAGATACCGTAGAATCATCTTCTTATACTAAATTTAATTGTGATGTTTTGAAATATTCGACCAATTCAGAATCTTCCTTAGGTGGAATATCTGATGTTAGAATAATATCTGGGGGATATGGATATAAGCAGTTACCAAATTGTTATGCTATAGAATCCGAAAAGGGTAAAGATGGATCAATTGATTTAAAATCTTTACAGATAGGAAGAGTAAAAACGCTTTCAGTTTTAAATCAAGGATATGAATATTCTATTGATAATACAATTCGCCCAGATGCTTATATCCCACCAATTTTAAATTTAAAAAATACAGATAAAATAACATCTGTTCAGGTTTTGGATGGTGGAAGAAATTTCTTAGCAACTCCAAGTATAGTAATTTTTAATCCATATAGTAAAGAAGTTGTTAATGCTGGGATTTTAAATCCTAAGTTATCATCCTCTTCAATTAGCTCAGTCGATATTGTATCTACTCCATTCGGGTTAAGTTCGGTACAACATAAACTGTTTACAGTCAATAATACTAATGGTGTTGGTGTTGTTTCAATCACGTCATACATTTCTGGACAAGTTTCATGTTCATTAATAACCCCTGTTATTGGATTTACAATTCAACCTTTCAAAATAGGGGATAAAATTTATGTTGAGGGCATACAAAAATATGGTCAAAATGGAACAGGATTTAATTCTGAAGATTATGATTATGAATTCTTCACAGTAACTAATTACTTGAATTCAAATCCGGCAATTGTTGAATTTGATCTATCAGAATACACCGTGAATGCAGGTTTAGCAGTTACGTTCCCAACTAGATCTGTAAAAATTATTAATTATGATGATTATCCCAAATTTAACGTTATTCAAGAAAGATCTAAGTTTTTAGAAAATGAAACATTACTCAAAAAAATTGGTTCTGAATTTGTTGAACTTGATTTAAGAGTAGTAAGTTCTTTTGCTGAAGTTTTAAGAGTTGATGGTAGTTATGATGAATTATTTGAGAATGATATATTAAAAGGAAAATCATCTGGATCTATAGTAACCATATCATCAATTAATTTAAACAACGGTTTACTTGAGGTTGATTATTCGTCCAAACAAAATTTAGGATGGAAAAATGATATAGGTAAACTTAATTTAGAATATCAAGTATTACCAGATAACAATTATTATCAGAACCTTTCCTACTCTATTAAGAGTACTAAACAATTTGAGGATATATCTGGATCGGTCAACCAAATATTACATCCAGTTGGTTTAAAGAATTTTTCAGACACTCAAGTATCTTCTTCAGCAACAACATATACTCAACAAGGTGAATCTTTTGATGCTATTGTTCTTGATATTTCATCGGAAAATAGAGTTGATACTATTAACGATTTTGATCTAAGTATCGACACTAATGTTGTCGACAATTCTTCACAATCAGTTAAGTTTAAAACTAAGAGATTATCGAATTATATTGATTGTATTTCAAATGCGGCCATAAAAGTTGACGATATAAGTCAGTTTTTTGTTAATCTAGATAATAGATCTCAAAACAGTTCAACATATAAAGAGTTATTAAATTATAATGAAAGTTTTTCAAGTTTCTTAGTTGAAATTAAAAATCCAGCATCAGGAGATGTTCAACTAACTGAATTAGTTACTCTTTCTGATGAGGAAAATATTTTTACCCTGGAAAAATCTAATGTTTACTCAACAGAAGTTCCATTAGGTGATGTAAGTGGGTATATTAATGGTCTTGGAGTTCAGCAATTAATACTAAATCCAACAGACCCATATGATACTGATTTGGATATTAAAGTTTTAAAATCTAATTTTTCAACTGTAGATGTTGGGATTGGACAGACAAACTTAGGTTTTATTAGTCTTAGTGGAAGTATAAGTACTGCTAGTCCTGGTGCTGGAACAACTATTATATCGTTCTCCGCAGAAAATAATAGTGCCTTCTATGTCAGTGTTCAAGTTGTAAACACATCAACTACAGAATCTAATTTTGTTGATTTGTATTTAACACATGATGGCACAGACACTTACATGTCCGAATACTATTTTGATAGTAATGAAGAACTTTTATCTGGTAACTTTATAGGATCATTTACATCATCAATAAATTCTGGAATTTTAAAAATACAACACAATAATTCATATCCAAGTGATATTTTATTGAGATCCAAAATAGTTGGATTTGGATCCACTGCACTAGGAATATCAACTTATAGATTCAAAGCAATTGATCAACCTGATGGTGGAGAACTGTCTGCAAGATACGAATCAAATTATAATATTTCTAGTGGGATATCCACAGTTTTCAGTTTTAATGTCGACGAAATTTCCAGCGTAAAATCTTTAGTTAAAGTTTCTGTAGGAAATACAGTATCAATGCATCAAGTCATAGTAACTAGATCTGGTACTGGAAATTATATAATGAGACAATATCCAATATTAGCAGTTAATACTACTGTTGGAATGGGAACATTTAGTATCCAAGAAAATGCTGTTGTTGCGGATTTACTCTTTTACCCTGATCCAGAAAATTCGGAAAATGTTAAAATAGAAAGTTATAATAAATTGATTAATCTTTTATATGAAGAATTTAATATTCCCGATGAACTTCAGTATGGAAATATAAGAGAATCTTATAGTTTAACGTTCTTTGATGCTATTAATGGGGAAAGATATAATAAAACTGGATTTGAAATGCGATACAACAATACTCCAATTTTCCTGAAAACATTTAACCCAAAAAATAGTGCAGTATTAGACCCGAATACCGGAATATTTACTATAAGAAATCATTTCTTCAGTACAGGTGAGAGATTAATTTATACTCCAGGATCAACTTTCACTGGAATAAGTGGATCCGCTATGGGTATAGGTGCAACTACAAATTCTCTAGGAATTGTTACTACTTTATTACCCAATGATGTTTATCCAATTGTTATAAACAATGATCAATTTAAACTTGCGACTACTGTTGGATTTGCCACGGTTGGAATTTTTGTAACATTTACTTCTTATGGAACTGGAAATGTACATACACTTGAAATGTCTAAAAAGTTAGAAAAGAGTATTATATCTCTAGATGGCGTGGTACAAAGTCCGATTAAGTGGACTCCAATTTCCCATACATTAGCTTATAATGGCGGTCAAATAACAGGGTCAGCAACTACATTCTCCCTTAGTGGAATAAGTACAATTTATCCTGAAGATATTTTAAAAATAGATGATGAATTTGTTAGAGTTATAGGAGTTGGATTGGGAACTGAGTCTTATGGTCCAATAAGCGGAATAGGAACTTATAAACTAGCTTATGTTGATAGATCCGTAATAGGTAGTTCGGCAACTACTCACACAGATTCAACTGAAGTTAGAGTCTATAGAGGATCTTATAATTTTGTTAAAAATAAAATACATTTTATATCTCCACCCAAAGGTGAGGTTATTGCAGGAGAAAACTTTACTAATTTACCTAGAGAATCTTCTTCTTTTGATGGTAGAGTCTTCTTAAGAAGAGATTATACGACGAACGTTTTGTATGACGATATTTCAGATCAATTCACTGGAATAGGAAATTCCATGAGATTAACTGTCCAGGGAATTAATACAACTGGAATTGAAACTGGAAATAGTTTATTATTCTTAAATGATATTTTCCAAACTCCAACAACAGAAAATAATATTGGTAATAATTATTACTTTGAGGAATATTCTGGTGAAACTAAGGTAATTTTTACCGGAATTACGTCTTCAAATGGACAAATAATTGTTTCCGAAACCGATATAAATCAAAATCAGTTACCAAGAAGTGGAGTTATTATATCCTTAGGTTCTACTCCAGGTTTGGGATTTGCTCCTCTAGTTGGAGCCTCATTAACATCATGGTCGGGTAGAGTAAATGTAAGTGGTGGTTCTATAATTTCTGTTGCTATGGGTAAGTCTGATAATCCTGGATCTGGATATTTTGGGCAAGTATCTATTGGAGTTACTCAAGTTGGTCACACCGGAAATGCGGCCGTGATAAGGGCAAATGTGGGTTCTGGTGGAACGATTACTGGATTTACTGTTGTTTCTGGTGGTAGTGGGTACTCTTCAAATCCAGATTTATTAATTCCAGATCCTAGGTATGAAAACTTACCTATAGTTGGAGTCTCTAGAGAAGGAGTTGGATTGACAACTGATACTGGAATTGGTTTGTTAATGAATGTAGAGGTTTCCCCATCTTTGGAAAGTGTTGGAATAGGAACGTCTGTATTCTCAGTTTCTTCATTTAAGATTACCAGACCTGGATACGGATTTAAAATAGGTGATGTTTTTAAACCAGTAGGATTGGTTACTGCCAAAGGACTAGCTTCACCAATACAAGATTTTACTCTAACAGTCACTAATACCTTTACAGATTCTTTTGCTTCTTGGCAAGTTGGAGAACTTGATTACATTGACTCTATTAGCAATTTACAAGATGGATCGAGAAAAAGATTCCCAATAAAATATCAAGGTCAATTATTAACGTTTGAAACTAGTAATCCTATTATTAACTTAGCAAACGTCTTATTAATATTCATTGATGGAGTTATACAAACTCCTGGAGTTTCATATCAATATAGTGGAGGATCTTCCTTCGTGTTTACGGAACCTCCAAAACCTGAAAATAATGTAGCTATATTTTTCTATAGAGGCACTAGAGAATTGGATAGTTTAATAGTCGATGTTGTGGAAACAATAAAACCTGGCGACACTATTCAATTACTCAAAAATAGTTATTTGACAGATTCTATTTCACAAGAACCAAGAACTGTTGTAGGAATTAGCACTTCTGATGAAGTTGAAACAAATACTTATTATGGAAAAGGTATAGAAACTGCTCCAAATAGATATAAACCATTGAGTTGGACGAAACAAAAAGCAGATAAACTTATAAATGGAGAATATTTCTATAAATCAAGAGATTCTATAGAAGCACTTGTTTATCCAACAGCTAAAGTCATAAGAAATATAGCACCTACGGATAGTGAAATATTTGTCGATAATGCATCATTTTTCAATTATGAAGAAAACGAATCGGTTATAGAAGTAGTAGATTTTGGTGCTATTTTAATTCCAAATTATTCTATTGTATCCGCATCGGCAACATGTATAGTTTCTTCTGCAGGAACTATACAAAATATCATTATTAATAATCGGGGATTAGGATATACTACTTCTTCTGTAGACTTAAAAATTGCTTCTCCATTAAATACATATACTGGCGTCACAGCTGAAGCATCCGCTTTAATTTCTAATGGATCTGTATCTTCTACAATAACAATAACTAATCCTGGATTAGGATATAGTCAGAGTAAACCGCCGAATGTTATAATTGAGTTACCAAGTTTTAGTGTTGAAAATATTGAAGATATTAAAACTGTTGAAGGATTCTGCGGAATTGTAACTGGAATAGGAACAACTACAGGAACGGGATCAAATCCTTTAGCGATTAAGTTCGGATTAAAAGCAACAGATATCAATTCTTTCACATCTCTACAACCAGGATACCCAATTTACATATACAATACTAAAGTTGGACATGGAATAACGTCAATTGATTCTAATGATGCTTCAGTAGTAGGTGTAGGAACAACATTCTTAGATAACATCTATTATGTTGCGTCTTTCGCTCCTGGAAGCCCAGTTGGTAACAATGCGGAAATTATAGTCAATGTAAAATCAAACTCAAATATTCTTGGAGTTGCAGGAATAGGAAGTTTAACTAAACCACTAGGAGAATTTTCTTGGGGCAGACTGTCTCTAATGAAGAGAACTTCTCCATTATCAATAGGAGTAACCGGACTCACTATCGATTCTGGGTTATCAACGTTCCCTACAATTCAACGAAGAGGATATGGATTTAAGCTCTCCGGAGCGGTTAATGAAAATCTTTTATAGATCTGAGGATATAAATATAAAAAAAATGCCCGGTATATGTCTGCTATAGTAACGGATAATTTTAGGATATTAAATGCAAGTAATTTTGTAGATTCTGTACAAAATTCTCAAAATTCTTATTATATGTTTTTGGGATTATCAAATCCACTTACGGTTGGATTTGGTAGAACAACTACTTGGAATGAAAGTCCACCAACTCCTGTTGATAATTTTAATTACATAAATCATGTTGGTGATACTATGATTTGTGGTAAAAAAATAACATCTAGTAATGTTAGAAGATTAATAAGAAGAATTGATTGGGTTAAAGGAACCAGATATGAAATTTATCGCCATGATTATAGTATTATCAATCAATCTGCAGTAACCTCAGCGTCTAGATTATATGATGCTAATTATTTCGTGGTTAATTCAGAATATAAAGTCTATATCTGTATAGATAATGGTTCTTCAGGATCTAACATTAAGGGAAATGCTTCTCAGGATGAACCGACGTTCACAGATTTAGATCCATCTAAAGCTGGAGAAAGTGGTGATGGATATATATGGAAATATTTGTTTACAGTATCTCCATCAGATATTATTAAATTTGATTCAACTGATTACATAGTTGTCCCAAATAATTGGGAAACATCTACCGATTCTCAAATTGAATCAGTTAGAGAAAACGGTAATAGTGATGTAAATGAAAATCAAATTAAAAAAATTTATATCGAAAATGGTGGATTAGGATATACTAATCTAGGTGAAGTTGATATTATTGGTGACGGGATTGGAGGAAAAGCATTAATAACTTTAGATCCAAATGGAACAATTATTGATGCAACAGTAACTAGTGGGGGTAAAGGTTATACTTATGGAATTGTTGACTTAAAATCCTCCTCTACAAACGTTCCACAACAATTTGCAAAGTTAATAGTTATTATTCCACCATCAAAGGGACATGGATATGATATTTATTCAGAATTAGGCGCTGATAAAGTCTTAATCTATACTAGATTTGATGACTCTAGTAAAGATTTTCCGTCAGATACGAAGTTTTCTCAGGTTGGAATTATTAAAAATCCACAATATTATGAATCTACAGAAATTTTTGATGAGAATCAATTTTCTGCATTATCAGCTTTAAAAATTAAATTGACTCCGAACCCAGGTAATATAAATGTAGGATCCATAATAACCCAACAAGTTACTAATGGAATAGCCTATGGATATGTCAGTTCTTTTGACAAGGATACTGGGGTTCTTAAATATTACCAAGATAGATCATTGTATTTTAATAAAGATACACTAGATGAAACAGATTACGTTGGTATTTCTACAAGGTCTAAGGTTTTACCATTTGAAAGTACTTCTAACTCTATTATAAGTGGAGGATTTGCAGGTTCTATAGATGTTGGATTTAGTGGAATTACTACAGTTACTTCTGGAAATTCTATAGTTAATTTTGGAATTATTTTCAATGGTGGAATTGCCAGTCCAGAGATAAATAAAAAGACGGGGAAAGTGATTTATTTAGATAATAGATCTTTAATTTCTCGCAATTTAAGGCAAAAAGAAGACGTTAAAATTATCTTGGAATTTTAAAAGATGGCCCAAAAAACAAATTTAAATATAAGTCCTTATTTTGATGATTTTGATCCTGAAAAGAATTTTTATAGAGTTTTATTCAAACCTGGATTTCCAGTACAGGCAAGGGAATTAACAACTCTACAATCAATATTACAAAATCAGATAGAGTCTTTTGGCAGTCATTTTTTCAAAGATGGATCTATGGTAATACCTGGATCTATTGTTTACGATAATGCATATTATTCCATAAAAATAAATCCACAAAACTTAGGGGTAGATGTATCTTTATATGCTTTTGAACTGATCGGGAAAAAGATAGAAGGAGAAATATCAGGAAGAACAGCAATAGTTAAGGGGGTTGATGTTCCCCCTACTAATAATGTAACTGATATTACTTTATATCTAAAATATATAAGTTCTGGAATTGAATATGATTGTGAACAATTCCAAGATGGAGAAGTTCTAAGAGTTTTAGAATCAATAACATACGGAAATACTACCATTCCTGCTAATAATTCTGTTGCGACAACAGTAGATTTTGAGGCATCTTCAACTGGATCATTAGTTGGGATGACTTCGGGTGTTTACTTCATAAGAGGGACTTTTGTCAATGTTCCAGATTCTCAAGTAGTTTTAGATCCATATTCAAATACATCATCATATAGAGTTGGTCTAACAATAGTTGAAGACATAGTTTCTTCTGTTGAAGATAGTAGTTTAGCAGATAACGCTAGTGGATTTTCTAACTATGCCTCTCCTGGCGCAGATAGAATTAAGATAACAGCATTTTTATCTAAAAAACCCATTGATGATTTTGATGATAAAAACTTTATAGAATTAGTAAAAATTGAAAATGGTGAAATTAAAAAATTACAAAATACTAGTGAATATTCAACAATAAAAGATTATTTGGCAAAAAGAACTTATGATGAATCTGGAAATTATAGTTTAACTCCATTTACAGTTAATATACAAAATTCCTTATCTGATAGAATTTCAAATAACGGAATATATTTACCAACACAAAAAACAACTGATGGAAATGTACCATCAGAAGATTTAATGTGTGTTAATATTTCTCCAGGTAAGGCATACATCTACGGTTATGATGTAGAATCAATAAAAAACACTATAATAGATGTTGAAAAACCAAGAGATACTGCAACAGAACCTCTAGCATTTGTCCCATTTGAAATGGGCAACTTATTGAAAGTAAATAATGTATACGGAACTCCCATTATTGGGATTAATACAAGCTTAAATACTGTAAATTTTTATAATAGAAGAAGAAATTCTACCAGTGCTGGAACGGGAACAAACATAGGTAGAGCAAGAATATATTCATATGGTCTTTCTGATGCCCCATACGAAAGTGCTAAAACTGAATGGGATTTATACTTATTTGATATTCAATTATATACGGTTATAACTTTAAATCAAAGTGCAACTCTATCTGAAATACCAGTATCATCTTATATTGAAGGAATTAACAGTGGAGCGTCTGCTTACGTCGTTACATCTCCAAATGGTTCGAATTTAGTCACTATTGCACAAGTTTCTGGAACCTTTATTAGTGGCGAACCAATAAAAGTAAATGGAGTAAGATCTTTAAGTAGATCAATAAAATCAATTAAAAAGTACAGTTCTGAAGATATTAAGTCACTCTGGCAGAATACTACTTCATTTTCAAATGGAACAATTAATACTGATTTTGTAGCGGATACTGTTTTATATAAAGAAATCGCTACTGGATTTAGTATTAGTGATCAAATTACGGTAACTACATCTGGACAGGTAACTTGTCAGGGAAGATCATTTATAGGTATTAGAAGTGATGCGATTATTGCATATCAAATTCAAGGAACTAGCGATTTAACCTATAATAAGGTTGATTCTGTTTCTTCTGATGGAAATACTATGACTGTTTCTGCTATAACTCCAAACGTAGCGGGAATATCTAATGGATCTTTGCCAGCTTCTACATTAACTACAACATTTAATATTTTAACTCCAAAAATTAAAAATCAAGATAAATCAAAATTATATCAACCTTTAGGTAAAAATAATATTTCTAATGTCGATTTATCTAATTCGGAATTAATTTGCTCCTACCAAATTACTGGACAATCTTCTAGTGGGTCAGGAGAGCTAGGTATTGATAATTCAACTTTACCCGGTATTACTAACGCATATTTTACTGCATTTGATCAAGAAAGATATTCAATCATATATTCTGACGGAACAGTAGAAAAATTAACTTCTGAACAAGTTGATATTAATTCTGGAGGAAACTTTATTTCATTTACGGGCCTAAGAGCAAGTCAATCTAATATTACAGTTAACGTAACTTTAAACAAAAATTTTATTCGCAATAAGTCTAAGATTTATACTAGAAGTGAAAAATTATCTGTTAATAAAACTAGTACCGGAATATCCACATCAACTACAGGATTAACATATAATCAATATTATGGATTGAGAATTGAGGACAAAGAGATTTCTTTGAATGTTCCAGATGCAGTAAAAATTATTGCGGTTTATGAGTCTTTAAATAATTCTGCCCCAACTTTGGATACACTTGGTTTTGTTTCTGGTTTATCGTTGAATACAAATGCATATCTAGGTGAAAAAATAATAGGAGAAGAATCTCAAGCTATAGCTCAAGTAGTTGGTAGAACTTCTAATTCGATAGAATTTGTATATTTAAATTCAAATAAATTTGTTCTCGGAGAAACAGTAACATTTGAAGAATCCAATATTGTAACGAGTATAGTTTCTATTACTAAAGGAAACTATTTGGATTTGACTTCAAGATATTTTCTAGATAAGGGTCAAAAGGATCAATATTATGACTATTCAAGAATAGTTAGAACTAATAATACAACAGCACCTTCAAGACAACTATTAGTTATATTTGATTGGTATGATGTATTATCTAGTGATAGTGGAGATCTGTATACTGTAAATTCTTATTCAAAAGAGAGATATAATAAAGATATTCCAATGTTAGATTATGAGATAGATGAATTAACTAAGCAAATTAGAGCAACTGATGTAATTGATTTTAGACCAAGAGTTAAAAAGTTTACATCATCAAGTAGTTCTCC